CTGTTACTTGTCCAATCAGTTTTAATCTGTATTGTCTATTACCTAGTTCTGGTTTATAGATAACATCATTGAATACTGTTTCGTTATCAAAACTGAGAACGTGTTCATATTGCACAAGATTTAATTCAACAAGACCAATTGTTTGTCCTTCTTGATCTAATGTTACTTTAAATCTATCAGGGAATCTAACAACTTGATAGTTGTTTTTCTTAACAACTCTAAAGTTTTGATCTAATACTTTAGAACCCAGAGTAGTATCTGTGATGCCATCAACAATAGCATTTGATGTTAATAATCTAATACTGTTATTAACAGGACTCAGAATTAAGATATTACCTACTGCCCAACCTTGTTGGATCCAGTTTAAGAATTCTTTAGCACTTAGAGTAAAGTTTTTAATTTCACCTAACTCATTTTCTAAATCATTAAACACAAATCCTTGTGCTTTTAGAGAACGTTCATAACTAATTAAGAAATCAACTACCTGTTGTCTATTTTTAAATTCATAACCATATGGTACTGTGATTTTTTCTTTTTTATAATCAAAGTATATAGTAGCATCAAGATCTAATACTTTGATCTTGGTAGCATTGTTGTTGACCACACTTGGAATAATTGTAAAATATGGTAAGTCTGTGTTATAACCTTTTACTGACCAACCGTTGTTGGTTTTAGTTATAATGACACCACTGTAAATAACTTTCTTAACAGGAGTGCTCTTAGCCAAATGTATTCTATAGTTTTCTTGTGGAAGTACTACTGAATCGTTGGTACTTGTAGGCGAATACTGTTCTGCTAACACAGTTAGATATCGTTTATCTGTAAAGCCTGCCATCTTGTAGGCAAGATTAATATCAAATTCTTTAATCAATGTATCAAATTTAACTTTAGGAGTAATGCCTAGGTTAATTAGATAGTCACCAATCCAGTTTAAGTAGCCTGCACCAAATTTATGTCCTGGTGCTATTTTGTTGCCAACTGCGTGGTATGTGATATCACTTTGTTTTAGGTGTTCACTGGTGTCTTTGTCAATGTATTGATTAACTGTTGTATTTTTATAGTATTGTTGTACGTTGATCAATTGACCAAAGTAACGTGCTGGTTTAGCCAATGCCATGGCCATCTGTACCGCAAATGGATAATCGCTTGAACGGCGCCATGCTGTTTCAGCAGGACCTTGATCTCCTAGTGCCCAAGCAGTAGCGCCATCAAGACTGTTAAACTTGTAAACCATATACTGTGCTGGTGCTTTTAGATATCCATTTTCATCACATGGAATGTAGTGATCTACTAGTCCTGGACGTTTATATCTTTCAACCACAGTGTATGTTTGTGTTGTTGGATTCCACACACGACCTTCTTGTAGATCTTCCCATAGTAGAGCATTGCCACCAGTGTATGGTGCAGGACCATAACGGTCTTCCCACCAACTTGGTTTGTTAGCAAAGCCTAGTGACTCCCATGGAGTTCTGTTAGGTGCATCTGTGTCATAGTAGTAGTTGTAAACACCACGCCAGCCACCTGGTAATTTTTCTCTATCTTGTGCATCACTGAATCTACCATAGTTCCAAGTAAATGGATCATTGGCCTGGAATGTAGTGTTTGATGAGTAGTCAATTGAGTTATTACCTACCCATGTTAAGAAACTGGTGCTCAGTAACTGATCAAATTCTTTTCTAGTATAATCAGTGGTTCTAAACTTACCTGGCTGTACATCTGCTGGTTTAAACACTTCATTATTAACATCAACTTTGATGTTGTTGTAGATACGTTTTTCTAATTCTAATAACAGTGTGTCTCTAAAGTCACCAAATGCAGGTGTACGTGAACCATCATGACCTCTGATTACATTGATAGTTGTTCTATATGATGTGTCTTCAAATTGTTCTGGATAGTATTTTGGCCATAGACCTAGTTTAGTTGGTGTTTCAGGAACATAACTACCATGTGTATCATTATACTCTACAATTTTAAGATTGTAACCAACTTCAAGTGTTACGCGATCTGTTAGAGTAATTGCACTCAGAGTATCATCAAACACATAGTCTCTGTCTTTGACTAATTGTACATTGTTGTTTGCATTTGTTAGTGCAATAGCAGAACCAACTCCACCAACACGATATGTTTTATTTCTATACATTGGCGGATTAACTGAGTTGCCAAATCTAACCAACATGTTATTTTCAAATAACACACCTTCTGGTGAAATATAATTAGCACTGTTAATAATGTCTGCATCAACATCAACTGTTGCGTCATTTACTCGTTTAGCATCAGGATCTGCATTAAGATAAACTAGAACACCTTTGTCTGCTAACTGACTGTCATTGAATACATTTGTAATTTCATAACGTCTATCTAAAGGATTAAAGATTTCATAGTTAATTGTTCTTTTGTTATCACCAAACGGTACCATGTCACTGTGATACCAAGACATAGTATTGTTTTTGTTTGCTGTCAACTCTTGCATGATCAAATCAACAGCACGTTCAGGATCATCTCCATCAACACCGTTAAGACTTACACTGAGTTCTAAAAATTTATTTCTAAATCTTTGATACTCACGTTGAGCATGTTTGAGTGCTTTAACAAAGTTTGCATCTTCATCTGTTAAGAATAAACTAGCATAACTTACAGGAGCAGAATGCTGTAGAATCTGTCCACCTTGTGATTTAAAGTTTAAGTCACGTAGGTTGTTTGCACCAACACTAGGTCCTACTACGTTACGAGTATTTTCACTTAATGTAGATAAATGGTTTCTTAACTGTCCAAGTGTTAGGCTAGTTAGGTCTTTGTTCTGTGCGTTAAAGTCTAGGTTAACAGGCACTTGATATGACAAAGTAGCACCTGGTGTAGTACTAAAGTAGCAGATGTCAACTTTATCATTTTCTGCTAAGGTACTTGTAACTGTAACTGTTTTATCTGTTAGTGTCCAATGTTCTGGTGCTAAAAATTTATTATTGACATATACTTTGGTATTTGGAATTAATCTATCTAGTGCAGGTGCAGTTTCAAGCGTAAATGTTTTAGCACTTTCGCCATCATAACTAAATGTTGCTGTTTGATACTGTTTGGTAGATTCAACTATGTTGTTCCAAATGTTTTTTGTAGTAACTGTGTTTCTATCTTGTATGTGATGTAGATAGTACTTGCTGGTTGATTCTGTAACTGTGGTTGCATCTACACCATAGGTAAATGTATCATAGTCAAAGAAGTTATAAAATTCAATTTCGCCCTGTGTGGTTAAGTTTCTATAACTTAATGGGAATCCTAATACTGTGTCTTCTTTACCTGTACCTTGTTTGTATCCAAATATTTTGTTACCTACAAAGTCACTGCGTAGGTATGTACTTACACTGATATCATTTGCATCAAATAGATCAAACAAAGGCTCTTGATGTAGTTTAGTTTTTTGTTGACTTTCTTTCCAATTAACACCGTTATACCACCATGATGATCCTTTGTAAGGGCCAGTCATCACAACTGTGGTGTCCCATTCTTCAATGTCACCATCATCTGCTTTAACAAGATTAATCTGTGGTGTACCTTTGTCTGCGTTTAGTCCGTCCCATTCAGGATAAATGATATTTAAAACATAAATTTTATTTTTCACTAATGGATCATTGTCTGCGGCAAAAATAATTCTTAGTCCAGATGTTAAAGTAATGCCATATGCTTGTGTGATATTCTGACCTTGGAAACTGTTAAACGCATCTGTGGTAGTAGTATCTAAGATATCAATCTGCTTCTTACCTATACGTCCATGATTGAATAACTGTAGATCTGCATCAAACTCAATGATAGGTCTTACAGCACGAGCGTCTTGGTCATACTGTGGTGCAGAGCCAGGTGTGTTATAATCTGTTGTTGCTTTGATAACATCAGCATGGAACCAACGGTTGTTTCTTGACCATGGGTTAAAATCAACACTGCCTCTGTTAATTAAAATATAATCTTGAATAACGTCGTTTGGATAGTTAGCAGAAATTTCACTATTATAGTTTTCAGGTGTCACCATCCACTCTACTGGTACTAGTTTAATTGCACGACCAACACCTTCCACATAGTATTCATTATTACGATATGCTTCTTGAACTACATTAACGTCAAACTTAACTTTGAGACCATTGGTAAATCTTACACCATTAGGTGATGTATAATTTTTTCTACCTAGGATATCTTCATTGACATCAATATTAAATCCTGTAGGCTCAACAATTTTAAATTTACCAAATGCTGATTCAACACCATCTTGATAGTATAAAATATCTTGTGGTGCTGTGATCAATGGAACTGGTTTTAACAGTAGATCGTAATCTTTGTAAAATTCTCTATTGGCGTTAGTGCGACCTTGTTTAACGTAGACTTTTTCATCTACGCTAAATGCTCTAACGGTACCAGTTGCTGGATCTCTATTGTCCAGTCTGATCATATAATCGTTATTAGGGGTTGACACAGGATACACTGGTTGTGTGATATTGTCAATTCTAATAACTTTGCTGTTGTCTACTTCAAATAAGATATCATTTTCATATCTAACTTTAACTTCTGTGCTGTTAGTAACCGCTTCTAGAGCAACTGCACTAGCACCAGTCTTTTCTTGTACAATTCTATCACCCGCCACACAGGTAATGTTGCCATTGAATTTAAGAATGTTACTCATTGGCACAAGTTTAACTGTCCATACTGCTACTCTTTCTGCTTCTGGTACTGTTTGTCCTGGAAGGAACTGTGCCTTATCCCAAAGTTCATCTGGATCTACTTCCCAATGTCCGTCATACTCTGCTGTATAAAAAGGGCCTTTAACTGTCCAGGCTTCTTCATCAATGTTAGGATCAACTACTAGATCTGTCTGTATATTAGGTATTTGATCTTGGTCAACAAAGATCATGGTCTTGCCATCTAGTTCGCTAATGATTCCGTCAAAGCCACCTTCATTTTCAATAAACTGGCTGACTAGTTGTCCATGTACATCTGTATACCGTGCTGATGATGTAAAGTTAACTGCATCGTATGGAGTTGTCATTGATATCCAACGATCTTGCTCATCTGCTTGTGCTACTCTGAATGTTACAGTGCCTTGATCTTCACCGTTGTTTTCAACACCTAATACATCACGGTTACTGATAGTTAATGCTGTGTTTAATTTGCCGTCAACACCTGGCTCACTCTGTATCCAAAAAGGTACACCTGCTTGATCAACTTCAAATTGATATGTTCCGCCTCTAGCAAGAATAACATCTGGGTTCTGATCACCTGCTGTGGTAAATCTATATTCGCCACTGGCTTGATCTCTTGTAACTGTGTATGTTTTTTCTAATTCAACGTTGCCACTATAAATGTCAACAGCATCAGGACCATTAGGTAACCAGTAATACTGACTAAAGTTAACAAACTTGTCCATGTCAATTTGTGGATCATATGTATAACTTTCGTTTTCAAATAAGCGTGAATGATTGTTAACAAGACCACCATAGTATTGAACTCTGTTTAAGAGGTCTGTGTAACTGCTAAAGAATTTTATTTTACCTTCGCCATCTTTAACTATGGTACTAGGTTCAAGTTGATAGGTCTGTCTACTTTGATTTATTTCTTGTACATAGTTGTCTGCTGACTTGTATGTAGGAGAAAACTGTCGACCAATATAACCATAAACTTTTTTAAGATTGGGCTCTGATACCAATTGATCCAGTGTGGCTGACAAAAACTTTTCGTTTACATCAGTCTGGAATATCTGTGGTAATAGATTCTTCGTCTTGCGTGGTGTTGCCATTAAACTACCCCAACTTGATTAAGTTGTGCCGCTGTGATTGCTGGTATAATATCAACATTATCAACTGTAGCACTGCTAGTAATAATTTCATTGAAGTTTGCATTGATCTGTAACAAACTTCCAAATACTGATGAACTTGAACTTGGTACTATTGTAATACTTGACACATTAGGTGCTAGGACCTGATGTAAGTAAGCACTGAGTTCACTGAAGTAGAATGTTTCTCCAAAGTCCCAATTATCAATATTAAAGTATGCGTTGATTGCGGCAATCACTGATGTTTTAACTTCATTATCACTAATGGTTAAGTTAGGATTTTTAACTACTTTAAATGTTGCTTGTAGACTTGCTTCTGCTTTACTACCAAACACTGGTTTAAATTTAGCAGAGTTATAAATGATTGTGTCTGAAATACTCTTATAGTTTTCAAGTTCATTAAACTCAAGTTCTAGTGTTTGACTAGTTGGTTCCTTAGGTTCAGTTACAGTGTTTGATGTATCTTGAATCCAGTTTGTATAATCTGTTGAATACTGTCTTGTTAATACATACAAGTCAATGATATTGTTTGGGCTTGGATCAATACGTCTATAGTTTGGTGAGTTGTGTCTGTATTGAAAGTATAAATCCTGTCTGCCAAGTTTTGCTGAGTACTTGGTTGCTCTAGACAATGTATAACTGGCTACGTTGATACCTTCAGCAATACCAGTAACTGATAAAGTATAAAATTCATTTGTAGGAATTAGATAAAATATTTGTCCGTCTGTATATAAACTTTTGTTTAGTTCTAATTCTCTTAGACTTGCATATTCACTGACCACAAGATTTTTATCAATTGGTGTAGTTTTAACAAAGTTATCATAGGTAAATTCATTTTCAAAATAGATATACTTGTTTCCAGTGTTAGTATCTGGTGCTACCAGTACTTCAAACAGTTCTGGATTGTCAGGAAAGCCATCATTGTTAGCATCAGGAAATGTAACTAGTACTTTACTTGGGTTTTCATATCCATCAACTTCTGTAATATTTTTATAGATATACCAAGTGTAGTCAACTGCCAGACTGTTCGTGTCATCTGGATTTGAGTTAACTTTTAATACCTTAATTTGATCTCTAATAGTAAAGCCTGTTTTAGGATCATAAATTTTTACATCATCATCAAAGTAGAAGTTTGTTTCTTGCTTAGATTCAAATGCGTAGTTAAGACCACGATAGTTAACTGTATAAGTTTGTCCCGCTGTTTCAAAGTACAAGTGCCAACTAGCATCTAACGCATTGCCTGTGGTATTACCTGCATTACTTCTATCAAAGTCACCAGTAGTTTTAATATTTTCTGCTGTAATTATTTTCCACTCATAGTTGTCAACATCATAACGTAGAGCAAATTCTTTAACTGCTAGAATATTGTCAATCATTGTATTAATAGTTGCTGTAGTCAGTGTTTTAGTAAAACTAGGAAACACAGCAACAATTTTAGCACCTTGTGGTACTTTGCCTGCTAGAGTAATAGGACCTACTCCGTTTGACAAATTGCCTAGACCGCCATTTGATCCGTCACCCGTTACTGCAACCACTGATGTGTATAAGAATTCTTTATCGCCACCATAGGTAGGTGTACCTGTTCTAATGTTATTTTGGTTATCAAAGTATTTGCCTGCGCCTGCTGATAGTTTGACCACTGCACCTACACGAATATATTTTAAGTTGTTACTCACACTAGCACCCACTGGCTGTGGAGTGTCAGAAGAGTCGTACCAATAACCAGTCACACCGTTTGAAATATCAGTTGACTTGTTCCAACTAATATCTGAAGTGATGCTGACTGTTGGATAGAACGCATAGAAAAATTGCAGTGTTTCTTGACTAGTAAGAACGTCTGCCACCTGACCATAGATAATACGTCTAATGTCGTTGGTATTTTCATATTCAAAACTAAAACTCTTAGCAAAACTTTCTCTATATAAGTATCCGTCTTGTGCAAATATGTTTGTCGATGAATATTTCCCTGTTGTGTCAATAACGTCTAAGTAACGACTAACACCAGAAGTTGTTCTGTTAACTGCTTTGACTTTTAATACATTACTGAACAGGGTATAAGGAAGAATATTATAGTCTTCACCTGTAACCATTCTGTTTTGTGTATAGTATTGTTGTGGTGCTTTTTGTCTAACTTCTTCAACAGTTTCACGTGAACTTGCATTAGCAATAGTGTATTGTAAACTTGCTCGTAGTGTCAGTGTTTCTGTACGACCGTTTCTGTTGACATAATTAATGTTGACCACAATGTTCTGCATTTCGTCTGGAGTAATTTTGTAGTCAAGTCCATTTGATGTTCTGTAGTATAATCTATAATTACCCTGTGGTATATTAGCAAATGAGCCGTCACCAAACACTAGATCAATTTGGTCACCTGCTCTTGTGTTGACCTGATAGATGTTTTTATTAGTTAATTGGTTATAGATAATGTTGTTAAAACTCACAGCAGGAACTTTATCCCACAGTGTGGTTGGATTTGATGCTGTGTTTAATTTGTATAACCAAATATCACTATTATTAATATTATCAGATGTAATACTAAACACTCTGTTAGGAATACTTTCACTGAATGAAAAGTCTGTCTGTTTGAGTTCGCCCTGTTTAAAGTATAAGAAGAAACCTGTGTTTGCTGAGGCATTGCCTAGATTATCTTTTCTATATAAAACGTTAAATGGTGATCCAGGTCTTGGAGCATTTTCATAAACATTAACTGCGTCTGCAGATGTAGGTGAAACAATTTCAAATCTCTGTCTTGATCCTTCGATGGTTGAATCAAAACTGTATGTTGGCACAATGCCTGTCACAAGGTTAAGTTGATATTCATCTGTCTCAACACCGTTGATTGTTTGACTGTTATTAGGCTTACCAACAACTTGGTTAGCATTCATTGCGGCATTGAGAATAGAATTAAACTGCTCTTGCCAATTATCATTACCAGTGTCATTCCATTCAACAACCAATCCTGATAAATTTAAACCATCAC